AATTTATTGAAACAATAGAATTATCAAATTTAGGGAATTTTGAAATTAAATCTGATATAGGATTAATAAAAATTAAGGAACTACACAAAACTAAAGAACTTCCAATGTGTATTATAAAAACTAAAAATTTATCATTAAAATGTGCCAAAAATCATATTTTAATTGATGAATTTAATAATGAAGTTCCTGCTTGTTTATCATTAAATAGAAAAATAAAAACTGAATTTGGAGTTCAAGAAATAATAGAATATATTGATTTAAATATAAATGAAAATTGTTATGATTTAACTTTAGAAAATCATCACTTATATTATTCAAATGGATTTTTAAGTCATAATTCAGGTAAATCCGTAACAGTCGGTATATGGATTTTACACGTTTTTTTGTTCCAAAAAGATTTAATTATTGGTATAGCGTCCAATAAACTTGCAATGAGTAAAGAATTTGTTGATAAAGTTAAGAAAATGTTTTTAACTGTTCCAATGTGGCTACAATGTGGAATTTTAAATTGGAACGTTGCAACTATTGAAGGGGAAAATAGAATTAAAATTTTGTCTGATACTTCCAATTCTTCAAGTTTTAGGGGGTTTTCCGTCAATTACCTTATTGTAGATGAAGCAAGTTGGATTATAGGAACAGATAGTTCAGGCACATCATTTAAAGCATTTGCAGACTCTATATTTCCAGCACAAGAAGCCCTAGCAAATAAAAAAACTATATTAATATCTACCGCAAACGGTAAAAATCACTTTTACGATATTTGGGAAGGTGCAGGAGAAACTAAAGAAACATCTGATAACGGATATGTAAAATATGAAGTAAAATGGCAAAATGTGCCAAGACACAAACCAACAGGCGAATTATATGAACCTGAAGAATTTAGAAATTCTGTTATAAAATCTTATGGAGCAGTTTTCTTTAACCAAAACTACGGAAATGAATTTATAGGTTCATCAAATACCTTAATTGATGGTAAAGTCTTAGCAAAATATCAATATCAACAACCTGATTTTGTAAGAAATCCTGGACTTAAAATTTATGAAGAACCAATTAAAGGACACTCTTATATATTTGGTGTAGATTCTGCAAAGGACGGCTCTGATAGTTTTGCTATACAAGTTTTAGATATTACAAATTTTAACTTTAGGCAAGTGGCAACTGCAAAATTAAAAATAGATTATCTAAGAATGCCTGAATTTATTGATGATTGGGCTAAATATTTTAATAATGCCTTTGTAATAGTTGAAAATAATGAAGGTGCAGGTCAATCAGTAGCAGATAGATTATATCTTGAATTTGAATATGAAAATTTATATTTTGATAAATCAAGAACTTCTGTTGGCTCTAAGAAAAAATATCCAGGATTTAGAACAACAAAGAAGTCAAGAGATATTATTTTACAAACACTTAAAACAATGGCAGAATCTGATAAATTATTAATTCAAGATAAAGATACAATAGATGAATTATTTAATTTTGTATTAAAAGATAATAAATATCAGGCAGATAATAATAAACACGATGATTTAGTAATGGCTTTAGCATTATGTTTTGCTATATTTGCAGAAGCAAGAAACTTCAATGAAATGAATGAAATAGTTAAAGAATTAGATTCTAAAAGTTCTGATTCTGATTTAAATGTTTCTGATTATTTAATTATAGGCAATTTTGATATTTTAACAGATGATAGTAATAATGATTACTTAAATGATGAAGATTTTAGTTCTAAATTTGGAAGTTTTGATTACATTGAATAGTATAGAATAGTATTGTGTAATATGATAAGGGTTCAATTAAGAACCCTATCAAAAAATTAATTAGTCCTTTTTGGAACAATAGAATAATAACTAAATATACCTTAAAAAACACTTAAACACTTAATTTTTTAGTTCTTAGATGATTTTAAACCTGGTCTAGTTCTGACGACATCTGAAAATTCATCATCATCAATATACCAAAATGGCTTATAACCATCTTGATAATACATTTTACCAAAATCTGATGGGTGGCTTGCAAGATGTGCTACAACACGATAAATATTTGTCATATTTGATTTATCCCAAGCAACATCTTTTCTTGCTCTAAGAAATATAAGCATAGGAGTAAGCAAAACACCCAAAATAAATGCTAATATAGCAATTACAATATAACTCATTTTAATCCTTTATATAAGATTAAATTATTTATATTATTAATGAATTAAATATATCGTTAAATTTTGTATTATCAAACTCTTTACAACCGCTATAAACCATTCTTGCACCGCTAAATCCGTGATATCTCAAAGTGTCGAATCCGTCTATTTTTAAACAATCTTGCTGTTCTTGCAAAACTAATGTATTATGTTTAAATCTTGTATAAAATAAATCAATTTTACCATATGAAATATTTTTAAATACTTTTCTTGAAAATTTAGGTTTAACACAATTATTACTTGTTGTTATTTCTGTTAAATCTAAACCGCCTTTTTTACCAACAATAACTGAGTCTTGATTGTAATATACACCTAAAGAAACAATCTTTTTCTCAAAATTTTCATAAGTATCTCTAACATTTACAACAAAATATGTTCTTTCTTCAACAGGTCTTTCATCAGGTAGATTTTGATTTTCAATAAATCCACCGCCTACTTTAGTTACTAAATATCCAAACGTCATTAATCTTGCTTTTAATTCTTTAGAATCTCTTAAGTTTTCATTATATGTTTTTTCTGCACGACAAGCAGAGATAAAAGCAACATCATAATTTTTAATGTGCTGATATGCCCTGCTTAGTGAAGTTTCATTTAATTCAAAACCTAATTTATCAGTTTTAACATTAGTAGTATTATTACTATTGTTATTAATATTATCTAATAAATCCATAAATTTACTCATTACTCGCTACTTTCCCTTAAAAGCATTAACTCCATAAACAGGTTCTATATTTTCCTGAATTCTTAAAGATTCATCTTTTATATTTAATTCAGTTTTTCTTGATTGTTCTCTTATAATGCCTTTTTGCATAGCACCTAACTGATTAAAACTTAATTGTTCTGTTGTAAATTCATTATAACTTTCAAATGTAAAATGTTTATTACCTATTTTAGAATAATAAGTTTTAAATTTTTCATAAGAAACATTATTAAATTTATTTAATTCGCCTAGACCATATCTAGCAAAAAGACCAAATTCGACCCAAGTTTTAGTTTCTTTATATCCTAGCATAACAGAATCTTGATTATATCTTTTACCTAATTTCTTAATAAAATCAAAAAATTGTTCTGTTGGTATATTTTTTAAATTTACCACAAAATAAGACTCTTCATCAACATATCTATCATTACCTAGTTCATCTTTTTCAACAAATCCGCCTTTGATATTTGTCACACCAAATCCTAAATTTAATAAAGATTGTTTAAGTGTTTTATTATTTTCTTTATTCTCTTTAAGACTTAATTCGCCCCTAAATGCAGTAATAGTAGCACAATCATAATTATTAATATGATTATAAATTCTTGATAGAGATGATTCATTTAAATCTTGTTTATCAAAATCAGGATTTTCTTTATCAAAATCATCACTTATTGTTTTAAGATACCATTTACCCATATTGTTGGCTTTTTTAAATGTTTTAAATTCAAAATCATCGTCATCAATAATACTTTCAAACATAAAAGGTCTGCCTTTAACACTTGAAAAGAATTCGCCTGCTTTGCCAAATTTCTTATTAGATAATTTAACTTCTTTATTAAAACCTGGAAAATCTGAATTATTTGTTCCTACTAGAACCCAATATGAAGCCTTTGCACCAAATGCTATACTATCTTGTTGATATATTCTGCCAAGTTTAATTAAGTCTTGTTTAAGTGTGCCTTTATCGTCAATATCAACGACAAACCAAGACAATTCTTTAACTTTCTTAGCATTATCTGTATTATAATCTTCTATATAATTACCATCAATTTTTGTTACACCATATCCAAGTGTAAGCATTTTTGCTTTAAGTTTCATTGAATTTTCATTATTTTGTTCTTCTGATTTGTCGCCACGACAAGCCGAAATCATACCACAATCGTGATTTTCAGTGTGACTCCAAACTCTACTAAGACCTGATTCATTGATTTGTTCTTGTGTTTTTAGTTCTGTTTCGCCAAATAGCAAATCACTAAATGATTTTGGATTTATTTTATTCATTTTCTGAACCTTCTTGTTTATCTTCTTGATTTTTTATTTTTGATTTTTTTGTTTTAGTTGATTTACTTGTTTTATTTGCCTTTGATTTCTTAAATTCTAAATACTCTTTATATTCATCAGAATTTTTAATTTCTTCTGATTTTTCTAGTATAGATTTAAGAAAATTCTGATACTCTTTTGATTGCTTTTCACAATAATCTCGACACTCTAGCATAAGTTTTTTGTATAACTCAATTCTTTCATCTGTCAATTTTTCAACTTTTTTCATTTGTCTATAATAAACAAATAAAATAGCACTATCAATAAGTAATAATACACCTAATACACCAAATATTATGTTATCCATAAGGAACTCCTTTAATAAAAATTTATACTTATTATACTATAAATAACTTAATTCAAACTTATCAATTTCTTATACAATTCTTAAATTAAATTAATTTAATTTAATGTAATCCTTAAATTTTATAATATTAATAGGATATTCCACACGTTTATTTTTAATTTTAAATCCTGCGTATTCTAAAATTTTAACACACTTCGGCGATAAATTTTTAACATAATCTATATTATTTAATTCAGAAATATTTAATTTAAATTGAGTTTCATTTAATAAATTATAGAATTCTAATTTATCAGATTTATTAGGATTAGTAATACATTCTGATAATTTATATTTTAATCTTGTATCTGATATTTGAGATTCTAAATCTTTATAACATTCTATTTTTTGAAATAACTGATTATCATTTACATACAACTTAAATAATTCTTTAAATAAAATTTGATGGTCTGTAAATTCAAAATTTAAATTAGTTTTATTATAT